GATCGTGATTTGCAATGGTGGTTAGATCAGCCACCTGAGCTTCGTAGAAATATGAAGCCAAACACAGAACTTGATCTTAACGATGCACAGTTTATTGATAAGCTTATCGGTTATTTGCAGCGTGAAGGTGTGATTGATTATTGGTGGTCTAGATCAAATAGTTTTGATCCAGTTATCCTTGATCGTATTGCTTCTAATGCTGGTAAACTTGATCAGCTTGGTGCATATCTAAAATGGTGGTCTGTACGTGATACTCGTACTTACATTGATGCCAAATTTGATTTTAATGTTCCAGGCAAAAAGAATGGATTTGTTCCTGTATCCAATATAGAAAAGTGGGAATATAACTTTAACGCGCATGACAGTAAACATGATATAGCAGCAGATATTTTGAGGCTTCAAACTATTGTTAGAGCTGAAGCAGATTTGGAGCAAATTGAGATATGAAAATAGAAGTAAGTATTGAGGAACTACGAAAACATAAGATTTTCATAGGAACTCCAATGTATGGTGCACAATGCACTGGTACGTATACAAAAGCCTGTACTGATTTAGCTTTGATGGCAGGTGCAAATGGGATCGATATACGGTTCTATTACTTGTTTAATGAAAGCTTAGTTCAACGAGCTCGTAATTATATTGCTGATGAGTTCCTTAGATCTGATTGTACTCACTTATTGTTTATCGATTCAGACATTGGATTTAATCCTCGTGATATCATTGGCTTGATTGCTGTTGCTTTACAAGACAAAGAAAAATTTAACATTGTAACTGGTCCTTACCCAAAGAAAACTATTGCGTGGGAAAAAGTTGCAAAGGCTGCTCAATTAGGTATGGCTGATGAAAATCCTTTTGAGCTTGAGAAATACACAGCTGATTACGTCTTTAACCCAGTCAAGAAGCAAGCTAATTTTCAAGTTAGTGAACCTCTTGAAGTTGGTGAAGCAGGTACAGGATTTATGCTTATTCCTCGTGAAACACTTGAGAAGTTTGCAGAGACTTACCCTGAACTTAAATACAAACCAGACCACGCTCGAACAGAAAACTTCGACGGGTCGCATGAGATTACTGCATTCTTTGATTGCGTAATTGATCCTGAAACAAAACGTTACTTGTCAGAAGATTACTTCTTCTGTAAATGGGCTAGAAAGGCTAACATGAAAGTCTGGATGTGCCCTTGGATGAACTTAAATCATACTGGTAGCTTTGTGTTTAAAGGATCACTAGCTCATATGGGTCAACTTGGTATGTCTGCTACTGCAGATGCATCGAGTTCTAAGAAAAAATACAAGAAAAAAAAGGTTGACAAGTAAGTCATTCTATGATATATTATATAAATAAACTACGTGAACAAGGAGCTCTATACTATGAAACTATCTGAACGTACTCTTACGATTCTTAAAAGTTTTTCGACAATTAACAAATCCATCTTAATGGAAGCGGGTACTGTACTTAAAACTGTCACACCAGAAAAAACATTAGTTGCAACTGCGACTATCACAGATCAATTACCTTCACAGGCTTGTGTCTATGATTTGTCTCGGTTCCTATCAATACTGAGTCTTTACAAAGACCCAGATGTAGAATTTCATGATAAGTATTTCATGATTAAAGACGGTAAGCAACGTACAAAATATGTATATGCTGACGTGTCTATGATACATGCTGCACCGCAAAAAGATATCTCGCTGCCATCAGCAGATGTCGTAGTAGATGTATCATGGGATGATCTTCAGTCTGTTATTAAAGCAGCTGGCGTTCTCCAATTTAGTGAAGTTGCTTTCGTAGGCGAATCTGGTAAAATTTACCTAAAAGCCATCGATAGTAATAACACTAACTCAGATGATTATGGTGTTGAAATCGGCGCTACTTCAGATGAATTTAAGATTATCATTAAGACAGATAATCTCAAACTTTTACCTCAGGATTATAACGTTACTCTTTGCGCAAAGGGAATCTCTGAGTTTAAAAGCAGTGATGGTGATGTAAAATATTTTATTGCCATTGATACTAAGTCGACTTATAAAAAAGGATAAATTAAAATGAGTGAACAAGCACAAGCTGCACAGCAGCAACAAGAACCGGTACAAATTTCATTGCAAGATATTGCAACAGTTGTACAAATGATCGATGTGGTCTCACGCCGTGGTGGCATTGAAGGTAACGAAATGGCTGGCGTAGGTATGCTACGTAATAAGCTAGAAGTGTTCCTTCGTCAAAATGCACCAGAGGGTGAGCAGCCTCAAGGTCAAATGCCGGCTGAAGCGCCTGCAGCGGTACCTGAAGAAGCACCACTTGCTGACAAAGTTCAGTAAATTAATAAACGACGCAGGCTCTCGTTATAAACCTGCATCTTACTCTTATATTATGAAATGGTGATTGAATGTCTATTGACGCAAAAGCAAATGAAGTATTGTGGGTCGAGAAGTACCGTCCACAAAAAATTAATGATACCATCCTCCCTGAAAAAACTAAAGCCATGTTTAAGAAGTTTGTTGCAGACGATAGTGTGCCAAACTTGTTGTTGTCTGGTGGTCCAGGTGTAGGTAAAACTACTATCGCAAAAGCCATGCTCGAAGAAATGGGTTGCGATTACATTGTTAAGAACGGTTCACTTAACGTAAATATCGATACTCTTCGTTATGAAATATCTACATACGCCTCATCAGTATCTTTATCTGGTGGTCGTAAGTATGTTATATTCGATGAAGCAGATTATCTAAACGCAGTCTCAGTCCAGCCAGCTCTTCGTAACTTTATCGAAGAATACTCTTCTAACTGTGGCTTTATCTTTACATGTAACTTTAAAAACCGTATTATTGCACCACTACGATCTCGTTTGTCTGAAGTAGATTTTACTATTGAGCAAAGCGATCGTCCTGCAATGGCTGCACAATTCTATAAACGTGTATTATCTATTCTTGAAAATGAAGAAGTCGAGCATGATAAGAAAGTTGTTGCTAAAGTTATTGAGCGCCACTTCCCTGATTTCCGTCGTGTACTTACCGAGTTGCAATCATATGCAGCGTCTGGTCGTATTGATGAAGGTATCTTTGTTAATCTTAAACAAGAGTCTATGGATGAAGTGTTTAAACTTCTGAAAGCAAAGAACTTTACCGGTATGCGTAAGTGGGTTGCATCTAACTCAGATCAAGATATGAATGAAATGTTTAGACGTATCTATGATATGGCAACAGACAAAGTTCAACTTAAATCAATGCCTGGATTTGTCGTAACACTCGCTGATTATATGTACAAAGCAAACTTTGTAGCAGATCTTGAAGTTAACATGGTTGCTTTCCTTACAGAAGTAATGATGGAGTCTGACTTTCAATGAGCAAGTGGATGGGAAAACTAATTAATAAGCATACCTGCCATTTTTGCCAGAAGCATGTAGACAAGAAATCAGTATATTCTATTACTATGGATACTGCTGAAGGAGCTCATACTGTTTCATCATGTAAAGAATGCGCAGACCAGTTTGATGATATGTTAAAACAAATCGAGGAGGCAAGAAATGACAATGCCTAATGAAAGAAGGAATGCTGTTAACTACACTCGCCAATTCTTAGTAGAACTAATGGATCCTAAGAAAACACCTCGAGTACCGTCAGCTGTACGCAAAGAAGCTTATCGATGTATTAAACATTATCCAGGCGATTATCATATGGATAAAGCTGCTAAGCAAGCACCAAGCGTTTTTGGCAATTGGGATGGAGAATTTAACAATGGCTAAAGATTATAATCCTTTTGATTTTATGAATGCTGTATCTTTCACCAAAGAAGATCTAATTAATAATCATGAAACACCTGAAATTATCGAGAAGCAATATACTCCTTATGTAGTTAATAAGGGTTTTACTAACTTTGAAGATACTATTCTGCATGCAAACGAAATGAATATGAGACATCACCTATTCCATGATGCTCAGTTTCAATATTATCGTGGTGCATTGCGTAAACGTAAACGCTTTTCTAAATGGCCCAAAGCTACTAAGAGTACAGACCTTGATGCAATACAACATGTATATAACTGCAACCGCACCGTTGCTAAACTTTATTTTAAAGCTCTATCGAAAGATGATCTGCAAGCCATACATTCTAAGATGGCTACAGGTGGAGTTTCTAAATAAAATAAATAAACATGATGGCGAAATAATCTATCGTGAATAATTAAAAATAATATAAAAAAGGTGCTGTTGTTATGCAAGAAGAAGACATTTTTAAAGGTGTCGGTATAGAGATTTCCCTTCCTTCTCCAGACAGTTTTTTAAAAGTTAAAGAAACTTTAACTCGTATTGGTATCTCATCCCGTAAAGAAAAGAAACTTTACCAGACATGCCACATACTACATAAGCAAGGTCGTTACGCGGTTTTGCACTTTAAAGAACTGTTTATTTTAGATGGAAAGAAAAATACATTTACTGACGAAGACGTAGCTAGAAGAAATACTATTGTAAATCTACTAGAAGAATGGGATTTAGTTAAGCTGATTAATCCTGAAAGTTCAGAAGAGCCAGTTGCTCCGCTTAATCAAGTGAAGATCTTATCTCACAAAGAAAAAGCAAACTGGACACTTGAAGCAAAATATAATATTGGGAAGAAATAACATGAAAGAAGTGAAAGTATTAATAAAGAATGGTGAACGTTTACAAAGTTATAACGCTTGGAACAAATTGATGCCGGTGGCCGTAAAAGGTGTAGGACAAAATCCGGATGCTTTCCAACTCCCTCCAATGGTGAGGGTAATGTTACCAACTGATATTAAACTACCAAAAGGTACAAAGGTTTATTCTAATCCAGAGTTCTCATTGAAAAAAGGTTTATGTCTAGTTTCAGGAATTCAATTAATTTTAGAAGACTCAGAAGAGAATACAGTGCTGTATATTAATAACGTGTCAGATAGTTTGGCTATTATCTCAAACGACGACGTTATTGCTTTGGCTGATATTCCTCGAAAGAAAAAGACGGATTAACACATTTGTGTTATAAATAGTAATGTAGGAATGCTTCGGGTTCCTACTATTACACTCAACGCCGGTTTATAACGGCACAACATAATCTTGCTTAATAGGAGATAAAGATATGACAAATGCAACTCGCCGCTTTAATGCGGACATGTTCAATGACCCACTATTCGTAGGTTTCGACCGTATTCTAAACAGAATGCACGCAACAACACCAGGTCAAACAAACAACTACCCTCCATATAACATCGTTAAAGTAGATGAAGATAACTACACTATTGAATTAGCTGTGGCTGGCTTCGTTGAAGAAGAAATTGATGTTGAAGTAAAAGAAGGTATTTTGTATGTTCTTGGAGAAAAAGCTGATAATGAAACACCGATTGATTACCTACATAAAGGTATTTCAGCTCGTGCTTTCCACAGAAGCTTTACACTATCCGACACAATCGTAGTTCGTGGAGCAGATCTACGACAAGGTATTCTTAAAATTAATTTGGAAAATATTGTTCCAGAAGAAAAGAAACCTCGTAAGATTGCGATTGGCGGAGATAAAACTCTACTTACAGAGTAATTACCAAATCCTCATTAAATAATGTAGAAAGGTTTACCAATGGTAAAACCAAATACCAGTTTTAATCTAGATGTTAATGATATTAATTTGATTGATGAAGCACTGATTCTATTACAGCATCACCGTACAGGAACTGTAGGTTTTGAAGTAGAAGAAATTACAGACCTCAGAGCTAAAATATTTCATCAAAAAAGCTGGTATAGAGCTAAGGATAAATTCCAAGGCGGAGGATAATTTTAAACACAACACAAACACACAAAGGAGACTATTATGTCAACCAAAAACCCATTTGAAATTAGATCAGACATGCTAAAACTTGCTAAGGATTATTTAGACCAACAATATCATATGAATATGCAATTTGCTGAAAAAGCTTATGAAGCTGGTCAAAAAACTT